GGAGGTGGCCTCTTTCTCTATGGCGGAGCCTAAACTAGACATACCGGAACCTGACGATGGCAATCGCAATCGTGGCCACGCCAGGCGCGGCCGACGCAAACAGCTACCTGACCCTGGCAGCAGCGCAGGCGATAGTTGACGGCTTCATCCAAGACGATGACGTCATCGCATGGGCATCTGCAACGACGGATCAGAAGAACCGGGCGCTGTTCACCGCAACGCAACGGCTCGACCGTGAGCGGTTCCTAGGTGCACGCAGCACCGATACCCAGGCGTTGCAATGGCCACGGACTGGCGTGAGGCGGCCTGACACTTACATCAATACCTACGCCGTTGGGTTTCCGTTCCGCATCACGACGGACTACTTCGACGACAATGAGATCCCGGTGCAGGTGCAATATGCCGAGGTCGTGCTGGCGGTGTACCTGAACAACAACACCGACGCACTGGGGCTGAGCGGGCTGGAAGATTACAAGAATGTAAAGATCGGCAGCATTGACGTGACACCTAGCAACGGCTACGGCGCCGTGGGTGCCGATAAGGTGCCGCCGTTGATGGAGCGTTACCTGACAGGGCTTAGAATTAGTGGACCTGGCAACATCGCAATCCGACGGTCATGACCTATTTCCTAGGCGGTGGTGATGCAGTGATGCGCGCAGGGCTTGAGATCCCGACGCATGACTACATCAGCAATACCTACGACGGCAGCGGCAACCTGACTGAGGTCGAGTACTACCGCGGCGGATCCGGCGGCAAGCTGGTTGCCACGCTGACCATGACCTACGACGCCAACGACAATCTGCTGACCGTTACCAGGAGCTGACGATGACGCGCCTAGATGTTGCCACTGGTCAGATCCTGCAAGGCATCGACCTGTTGCAGATCTACGGCAATGATACGTTCATCATCGGACTTGACGGTGAGCTGAAGCTGGCGCCAACGATCGGCACGCAGGTCCTGGAGTTCATCGCTACAGAGGACCTTGACCGGCTGCTGTACGAAGACGGCGACAAGATGCAACTGGAGGCTGCATGAGCCTAGCCAAGCCGCTGCGGAAGGTTGCTAGCAAGCTGATGGCAGAGCTTGGCGGTGCTGTGACCATCCGCACGGTGGCTGCTGGCGCCTACAACACCACGACAGGTGCGATCACCGAGACCACTAGCGATGCAGCGGTTCAGGGCGTACTGGATCAGGTCAACGCACGCGAGGTGAACGAACTAGTGCAGGCTGGTGACAAGAAGCTGATCGTCGCTGCATTTGACCTAGCGCAGGCGCCGACCACGGTTGACAAGGTGCTGATCAGCAGCGTGGTGCATCAGATCATCCGCGTGACCACGATCGAGCAGGACAACACCGCGATCACCTACGAGCTGATCCTAAGAGCATGAGCAACCTGCCCATCCGCGATATTGGCAATTACTGCGAGCGGCAGGTCGAGCAATTGCTGCGTGCAACAGTGCTGGCAACCGATCGCAAGCTCAAAGAGCGCAGCCCGGTAGACACTGGCCGGTTTCGGTTTAGCTGGCAAATTGGCCAGAACACCACAGGCATATACGATGCTGGGCCGCAGCAACCCTCCAATCCAAGCAGCAAGACGCGCACATCGCCACCATCAAGCCCAGCGCCGCCATTGGCTCGTGGCGTGAACTACACGCCAACGTTTGAAAAGCTGGGCAATGTCTACAGCGTGCACAACAACCTGCCCTATGCCGAATCACTGGCCCAAGGTCACAGCTCGCAAGCACCAGCAGGATGGGTAGACCTTACCGCTCGCGAGATGCAGCGCTTTGTTGATACCAACTGGGAGCGCATCAGGAGGCAAGGCTGATGGCTGCTGTAAACCTCAACACCGTCCGCGCCATCATTGAGGCACGATTAACGGGTGAGTTGACCAGCCTCACGACGACATACACCCAAACCGGCACTGTCGTTACGATCAACGCCACTGCGCACGGCTACTACGTCGGCCAATCTCTGACGTTGGACTACACATCCGGCGGCGGCGTTGACGGCACGTTCACTGTGGTCACCACAGCAACCAACTCTTTTACCGTGACTGCCGCCGGTGCGTTGACAACCAGTGGCAATGTCACAGTGGTTAGCTCGCTGGGCAGCACCTTGCCCGTTGTCTTCCACAACCAACCCTATGTGCCGACGCCCAATAGCTCATGGGTGCAGTGCCTTGTCAGCTTTGGCGCTAATGAGTACCTAACCCTTGGTGGCACTACCGGCAGCAGCAACAGCATTATTGGCGTCATCGCAATCAACATCTTCACGCCGTTAGGTGTTGGTCCTGGCGCTAACCTAACGATCGGCAAACGGATCAGGGACCTTTACAATAGGGTCATAGTCAGCGGTGTTCATTTTGACCCGCCGATCGGACCCGAGGTAGTGGCTGCGCCAGCACCGGAGGGTTTCTTCCAAACACAGGTCAGACTGACCTTTGAAACCTTCGAGGATCTCTAGCCATGGCTTTTTACCGAGGGCAGCAAGGCAGCGTCAAGTTTGACGATGCTGGCGCTACCGGCGTCACCATTACCAGCACCCGCTCCTGGTCGCTGACCGTCGAGAAGGAATCACTCGACACCACCGCCCTGGGCGCAACCTATCGGGCGAACGTAGGTGGTCTGATCAGTGGCAGCGGCACCTGCGAGCTGATGTACACCGCCAGCAGCGCTGACGAGACCAACGTGTTCATCGAGCACGCCAACACCGTTACCGATCAAGGTGAGGCACTGTTCGAGCTGTTCCTGGATACAAGCGGCACCAAGAAAATCAGCTTTGACGGTGTGATCACATCGGCTGAGTACTCTGCAACAGTGGGCGAGATCGAAGTGATCACGGTCAACTTCGTGACCAACGGAACCATCACCCTCGACATCTGATCATGGCTTTTTATCGCGGGCAACAAGGGACAGTCTTTTTTGACAAGGCTGGCAGCGGCGGTCTGTCTGAGATCGCTGCAGTGCGGTCATGGTCGATGACCGTTGAAAAGGAGTCCTACGACGCCACCGCTCATGGCGCCACCTACCGTGCCAACATCGGCGGCCTGATCAGTGGATCAGGCACCATCGAGGTGATGTACGACGCCCCTGGATCGGGTGACAAGCTGGACCTGATCAAGGATGCCAACCAAACCACCGATGAAGCCGATGCAGCGGTTGAGCTGTATCTGGACGAGACCGGCGGCAAGAAGATCACCGGCACCATCGTGGTGACAAGCACCGAGTACTCAGCTACTGTTGGCGAGATCGAGATCATCACGATCAACTTCGTCTCCAGCGGAACCCTCACGCTTAGCATCTGATGCCTGCCACGCAACGCCCGGTTGATCTGCTCGCCGGTGCATTTGACCTGAACCAGCGCCGTAAGTTCAGCATCAAGAATGATGCTGGTGATACGGTGCTGGATCTTTACTTCAAGCCGATCACCCGCGCAGACCGTAAGCGCGCAACAGCGCTGGCAGGATCCGATGAGGCGCTGGAGGTCAGTACCCAGATGCTGTGCCAGATTGCTGAGCTGGAGAACGGCACCAAGGCATTCGCGCCGGCTGATGCAGCCAAGCTGCAACGCGAGCTGCCCGAGCGCGTGCTGAATGAGTTGGAGCTGTTCCTGTTCGGTCTTGGTGATGATGCTGGTCTAGAGGAAGCAAAAAAAGACTGAGCCAGGATAACTGGCTCTTCTTCGAGTTCTTCCTGGCTACTGAACTAGGCATGACGGTCAGCCGGTTGCGGACTGAGCTGACCGACGCTGAGTTCGTGCATTTTGCGGCGTACTACCAGACCAGAAAAGAACGCGAGGACAAGGCACGACCTCGGTAGAATGGTGCCATGGCAGTCTCAAACGTCGAGCTAAGGGTTGACTCGCGGCAGGCGGTTAACGCGCTGCGTGATGTCAACCGGGCGTCAGCTCAGACTGACTCTGCAATCAGCAAGTTACAAGGCACCATCGGCAAACTCGCCGGCGCTTTTACAGCCATCCAGGCGGCGCGCTTTGTCTTTGTCAAGACGGCGGAGATTGAGAGCCAAACCCGCAGCTTGCAGGTATTGACCGGCAGCGCGCAACAAGCAAAGCAGATCATTCAAGAACTGCAGCAACTTGGGGCAGTAACGCCATTCACAAGCAGTGAGCTGATCGACGCGGCAAAGCGACTACAGGCATTTGGAGTTGAAACCAGCAAGATCGTTGAAACGACAAGCCGCTTAGGTGACGCTGCTGGAGCAACCGGCGCGAACCTTGGCGAGCTGACCACTGCCTACGGACAGGTCATATCTAAGGGCAGGCTCCAGGGCGAGGAGCTGCTGCAGTTCCAAGAGCGCGGCATTGCGCTGCAGCAAGAGCTGCGCAAGATGTATGGGATGACCGGCGAGGAGTTCTCCAAGGCTCTGAGCAAAGGTCAGATCAGCGCCAAAGCTGTTGAGGTAGCGCTGCAGCGATTGACCAGCGCTGGCGGCAAGTATGCCAATGGTGCTATTGCGCAGAGTGACACGTTGAATGGTCGATTATCTACGCTACAAGATGGGATCGAGGGATTGGCGCGCAGCGTAGGTTCTGCACTATCACCAGCGATCAAAGCAGTGCTCAATGAGGCGATTTTTGCCGTCAATGCAATCAATCAACTCATAGCAACTGGCGCTAGGGCTAAAGGGTTTGGACTTGGACAGTCTCAGCGCAAAGGCATTTTAGATCAAGCGCAGAGGGAAGCCGAGAGAATTGTAAACTTGCGTCGCATCCGTGATCCATTTGAGCGCAATCGTCAATTTCAACAAGTTGCTGCACAACGAGAACGCGATTTAATCGAGTCTTATGGATTCCAGACGGGGCAAATAAAATCACAGGCCCGCGCTCCTCAAATGCCTACAGGTGTTCCACCTTTAGGCGCAGGGACTGGAGGCGGTGGTGGTGGCGGCAGATCTGGCGGTAAGTCTGCCGCTGAGCAAGTTAAAGCAATTAAAGACATCACAGCGCAAGAACTGGAGTTGCGGCTGCGGCTTGGTATTGCGCAGCAAACGCAAAATAAACAGCAAGAGGCTTATTACACCAAGCAGCTTGCGTTGTTTGAGATTTCAAAGCAAGAGATCGGACCCAATGAACGCAAGGCTCAGATCATGGCGGCTGTTGTTGAATACGCCAAAACGCTGAAAGAGATTAACGAATCCGAAGCAAAAGTCACACTGCCGACCATCGTTGAGCGAATTGCCGATATGGCGGCAGGCTATAGCAGGGCACTCGACTTTACTGTTCAGTTGACCGAGCAGCAAAAACAACAGAAGACATTAGCTGATGGCATCGCTGGCACGGTCGGTGATGGCATGACATCCGCGTTCAATGCGTTGATCCAAGGCAGCGAGGACTTTGGCAGCAGCTTGCGGCGTATTGCGTCTGGAGTGTTGATCGACATCGCCAATCAACTGTTGCGAGTGTTCGTCATTCAAAAGGCAATCAACGCGATCAGCAGCATCCTTAACCCGGCCAAGGCTGTGAGCGGTTTTGCTCCTGGTGTTGGATTTAATCCAAATGTGTTCTCCATGCCATCGCTGCTGGGACGCGCCATGGGCGGCAGTGTCCGCGCTGGTCAGCCGTACCTGGTTGGCGAGCGCGGTCCTGAGCTGTTCATGCCAGGTCGTAGCGGCGGCATCGCACCGACCGGCAGCTTTGGCGGTGGCGTTAATGTGGTCGTCAACGTCGATGCCAGCGGCAGTAGCGTGCAAGGTGATGACCAGCGGGCCAACCAGCTTGGCAGGATCGTGTCTGTCGCAGTGCAGCAAGAGATCGTCAAGCAGAAGCGCCCCGGAGGATTGCTCGCATAATGGCCACCTTTCCAGCGATCACACCTGCCTATGGCGCTGAAAAGCGCAGCACACCACGGCAACGGGTTGTGCAGTTCGGCGATGGCTACGAGCACCGGTTGACCTTTGGCAGGAATCAAAACCCAAAAGAGTGGTCACTGACCTGGAATAACATCACTGAAGCCAATGCGGATACGATTGAGACCTTCCTTGATGCTCGCGCTGCTGATGGCGCTTCCTTTGACTGGACGCCGCCAGACGAAGCAACGTCCTACAAGTGGGTGTGCAGTAGCTGGACCAAGTCGATCCCGTACACCGGCAGGGCGGTGATCACTGCCACGTTCCGGCAAGTATTTGAACCCTGATGGCTGTACCGGTCTCAGCGCTGCAGGAGATCAACCCTGGCGCGGTCATTGAGCTGTTTGAGTTGGAGCTGAACACCGCTCAGCATGGTGTTAACGAAACCTATCGGTTTCATGCCGGCGCCAATGCTAACACACCAGGATTCCTGCTGCTGGAAGATGGCGATGATTTGTTGCTGGAAGATGGCGACAAGTTCAAGCTGGATCAGCTTGACTACTTTGATGTGGTGTGGGCCGGTAGCGCCTATACCAGATTTCCGCTTGAGGCCGATGGCTTTGAATACAGCGGCACCGGTCAACTTCCAAGGCCAAAGTTGCGGATCAGCAATCTGCTGGGCACCATCACTGCCTTAATCCTGACGCTGCCACGCGGCATCGAAGGCGCCAAGGTGACCCGCATCCGCACACTGTTGCGTTACTTAGATGCCGCCAATTGGCCCGATGGGATCAGCCCTTATAGCCCGGATCCGACGGCTGAGTTTCCGCGGGAGATTTATTACATCGACCGTAAGGCGACAGAGACGCGTGATGCGATCGAGTTTGAGCTGGCGGCATCATTCGACCTAGCTGGCGTCAGAGCGCCCAAGCGTCAGTGCATCAGCAGCTTCTGTCAGTGGGAGTACCGTTCGGCCGAGTGCAGCTACAACGGCAACGCGTACTACAACGAGAATGATCAAGCTGTTGCAACCCTTGCCGAGGACGTGTGCGGCAAGCGATTGGACAGTTGCCGGTTGCGGTTCGACCAGGTCGTCAGGGCCGGCACGGTGACCACAGGCAGCACCGCGCTGGTGCTCGATACGGCCACCACCGTTGAAGCCGGCTCGCCGGTGCGTGGCTTTGGTGTTCCGGCATCCACGACCGTGGTCAGCGTGGCCGGGAACACGATCACAATGAGCGCGGCTGCAACTGCCACCACCAACGTCACCACCACCGGCACTCTTCAGACCAACCGGACGCAGATCATCGTTGCCAGCGCAACGGGACTCAGTGTTGGCATGACGGTGTCTGGTCTCAATATCGGCACTGGCACGGTCATCACTGCGATCGCTGGCACGACGATCACCCTGGGACAGGCAGTGGACTGGAACCTGATCAAGGGCGCAGCGGCTGCTAGCACCACCGGATACATCGACTCCAGCGAGAGCTATTACGGTCGCGGCCGAGACGACAGCGGCGAAGTGGTAGGCACCGTGATCACGGTCAACAGCACCACCGGCATCGCAGTAGGTCAATTCATCGTCGGCCCGGGCATCCCATCTACCGCCAACGCAAAGGTGAGCGCGATCTACACCAATGCTGATGCGGAGTACTTTTATTCGTCATGGGTGCAGACGACCTATGCGGCTACTGTCACGGGAAACAGCGGGACCTTCGAGTTTTACACGATCCCAGCGCAGTCGTCGCAGACCTACACGTTCTCGCCGCCCAGTAGGAACTACACCCTGCGCGACCAGGGCGTCCTACCGTTCGGCGCATTCCCAGGCGTTGGCTCCTATTACACATGACCTGGCGCGACGCTGCACTGGAGCACGCCCGTGCTGAATACCCACGCGAAGCCTGTGGGTTGCTCGTGGTGGTCAAAGGCAAGGAGCGCTACTGGCCCTGCAAGAACATCGGCAGCGGCGACGAGCTGTTCGTGCTCGACCCGATCGACTTCGCCGCGGCCGAGGATGCCGGCGAAATCCTGGCCGTGGTCCACAGCCACCCGCACACACCACCGGCACCCAGCGAGGTGGACCGCACCGCGATCGAGCGCAGCGGGCTGCCCTGGTTCATCGTGTCGCCGTCAACCGGTGAGTGGAGTGATGAGCTGCTGCCGTGCGGCTACCGGCCGCCGCTGGTTGGCCGCCGCTGGGTGTGGGGCGTGACCGATTGCTGGAGCCTGGCCCGGGACTGGTACGAGCATCATGGTCTGGTGCTGCGGGATTGGCCGCGGCCGCCAACGGCCGAGCAGTTCGAACAGCAGCCGATGTTCGCCGACTGCTGGGAGTCGACCGGGTTCCGGCAACTACTGCCGGATGAAAGCCTTGAATACGGCGACCTGTTGCTATTTCAGATCGGCAACCGCGGCCTTAATCATTGTGGTGTTTACATCGACGATCAATTGGTCTTGCATCAACTGCGCAATCGACTAAGCAGCCGCGACATCTATGGTGGCTGGTTGCAGAAGTGCACAGGGCTTAAACTGAGATATGCAGACGATTCGGGTCTACGGCCATCTTGCCAAGCTGCTTGGACAACGCACGTTCAAGGCAGCCGTTAGCAGTGCCGCCGAGGCCATCCGATTTCTGCTGGTCAATTTTCCATGGCTGGAGCGGCACATGAGCGCCCAGTACTACCGCGTCACGGTTGGCGGCTTTGGCCTGACGCTTGATGACCTGCACCATCCAGCCGGGCAACAGGAGATTCGCATCATCCCCGTGATCGGCGGCGCTGGCGGAGATGTGGGCCAAATCTTGCTGGGAGTTGCACTGGTTATCGGCTCGTTCTTCATTCCAGGCGCTGCTGCGATTGGCACGCTTGGATTGTCGGCGCCGATTGCGGTGAAGGGCCTAGTCGCAAGCATTGGCTTATTTATGACCCTTGGTGGTGTGGCTGGACTGCTGACGCCAACTCCCCAGCTATCGCTCGGCAATGACGGCGCCAACGACCCGCGCAAGAGCTATAGCTTTAGCGGTGTGCAGAACACCAGCCGTCAGGGCGTGCCGGTTCCGATTGTCTACGGCGAGACCCTAGTCGGTAGCGTGGTAGTCAGCGCTGGCATTGACACCGTGCAGGTGAAGGCATGATCGGCGGCAAAGGCGGCGCAAGTGGTGGCCGGTCGCCATCGGAAGCCAAAGACAACCTGATTTCAACGCAGTACGCCGAGGTCATCGACCTAATCAGCGAAGGCGAGATCTATGGCTTGAAGGATGGCGCGAAATCTATCTTTTTGGATAACACACCGTTAGTTAATGAAAGCGGTGAGTTTAATTTTAAGAATGTCGAATGGCATGAGCGCACTGGCACTGGTTCAACAGTGCAGCAGCCAATTCCGTTCGGCTCTGGGCCTGCAAACGAAATCCCAGTTGGCGTCACCGTCGAAAAGGACACGCCTGTCGTTCGCACGATCACCGACAACAGCATTGACGCGGTGCGGATCACCATCTCGGTGCCGCAACTCCAGGCCTTCAACAACCAAGGCGACATCGTCGGCCAGAGCTTTGAGTTGAAGATTGAGGTTCAATATGCCGGCGGCGGATTTGAAACCAAGGTGAACGGCCTTAATGGCACCATCAAGGGGCGATCTGCTGACAAGTATCAGCGCGATTACGAGATCGAGCTTGATGGTGCATTCCCGGTCAACATCCGCGTCTCACGCATCACGCCGGACTCCACAAGCGCGAAAGTCAGCAACGCGTTTCAGTGGACCAGCTACACCGAAATCACCCGCGCCAAGTTGCGCTACGGCAACAGCGCCCTCATCGGCATTCGCGTTGACGCTGAGCAGTTCAGCAACATCCCGGCCCGCAGCTATCTGGTGCGCGGCATCAAGGTGTTGATCCCTAGCAATGGCACGATCAGCGCCGTCGATGGCAGCATCACATACTCTGGCGCGTGGGACGGCACCTTTGGAGCCGCTCAGTGGACCACGGATCCAGCTTGGATTCTATGGGATCTGCTGACCAGCACTCGCTATGGATTTGGCGATCACATCACTGCTGCGCAGCTTGACAAGTTCGCTTTCTACGCCGCATCGCAATACTGCTCGGAGCAAGTTGACGGCGAGCCTAGATTCTCCTGCAACGTTAATATCCAAACAGCAGAGGAAGCGTACAAGCTGATCAGTGACATGTGCTCGGTATTCCGAGTGATGCCATATTGGTCTGCGGGCGCACTGACAATCAATCAAGACAAGCCGCAAGATCCGGCGTACCTATTCACACTGGCAAACATCACCCCCGAAGGCTTCAGTTACGAAGGCGCCAGTCTCAAGTCCAAGCCGACGGTAGCTGTGGTCAGCTACTTGGATCTGGAGCTGCGGGACATCGCCAAGGAAGTGGTCGAGGACCGCGACGGGATCAACCGCTTTGGCGTGATCACCACAGAACTGAGCGCCTTTGCCTGCACCAGCCGGAAGCAAGCACGGAGGCTTGGCGAGTGGTTGCTCTACACCAACCGCTACGAAGGCGAGGTGATCAGCTTCACGACATCCATCGATGCCGGTGTGGTGGTGCGCCCGGGGCAGGTGATCGAGGTCTCCGATCCCACCCGCAGCTCCGAGCGCCGTGGTGGGCGGATCACCTCCGCAACGACAACAGCAATCACCGTCGACAGTGCCACTGGCTTGGTGCTCGGGACCAGCCCGACGCTGTCGGTGATCCTGCCAACCGGTGCGGTTGAATCCAAAACGGTGTCATCCATCGTCGGCAGTGTGATCACGGTCAGCAGCGCCTATTCAGCAGCGCCTAACCCAAACAGCATTTGGATCTATCAAACCGCTGACATCGAAGCCTCCACCTGGCGCGTGATCGGCATCACCGAGCAAGACCAAGCGCAGTACAGCATCACTGCGATGGCGTACAACAGCAGCAAGTACGACTACATCGAGCGCAGTCAACCGCTGCAAGAGCGTGATGTCACAAACCTTAACGTCATTCCTCCGGCGCCAACTGGGGTCACGGCAACTGAAGCGCTCTACGACAACAACGGCGTCGTCCAGTCAAAGCTGGTGATCAGTTGGGTTCCAGTCGATGGCATTGGCACCTACAGGTTTAGGTACCGACTGGAGGACAACAACTGGACTGATTTGACTGTTCAGCGACCTGACTACGAGATCCTCGACACCACGCCAGGCGTCTATCAGATCGAGGTCTACAGCGTCAGCCCCACCAACCTTCGCTCATCGTCGCCCGCCACCAATACCATCACCGCCCTGGGCAAGACGGCTCCCCCAGCGTCGCCCACTGGCCTCAGCCTGGTTGCGATCGATGAGGCCTCGGCCGTCATCAGTTGGAACCGCAGCCAAGAGCTGGATGTGATCTTGAACGGCAAGGTTCTGATCCGGCACCAACCGGTGCTGACCGGTGCATCGTGGGAAAATGCGCAGGAGATCGTTGCCGCGGCGGCCGGTGGCCAGACCCAGAAGCAGGTGCCATTGCTGGAGGGGACCTATCTGCTCAAGTTCGAGGACGACACCGGCAACCGCAGCAGCACGGCGTCCGCAATCATTGTCGACCTGCCGACGCCATTGCCGCGGCTGATCGTCCAGACCTACACACATCCGCCGTTTGATGGCACCTTCACCGGCATGTTCTACTCGGCCGAATCCGAGGGCATCTTGCTGGCGGGCACGGTGCTGGTGGATGACATGGGCACCTGGGACGACCTTGGCTCAATCGACAGCATCGGCGACATCCTGCCGGCAGGTACCTACGAGCTGGGTGACACGCTTGACCTGACCCAGGTCTACGACATCAACATCAGACGGACGCTTGAGTTCACCACGCTGGCGGCCGGCGCCTTGATTGATGACAAAACGCTTTACATCGACGACTGGGGTCTGATCGACGATGCTGCGCCCGATGGCCCGAATGCGTCGATGTATGTCCGCAGCACGACCGACAACCCGTCGGGGTCGCCAGCCTGGGGCGAATGGCGCGAGTTCGCCAACGCAACGGTCCGAGGTCGTGCATTCCAGTTCAAGGTGGTCGCAACAACCATCGACCCATCGCAGAACATATTGATTACTGATGTCGGCGTTACAGTCGAGATGCAGCAGCGTGCCGAGATCTCAGACGTAAGCGACACACTGAACGCAGCAGCAGAAATCCAGGCTGGCAGGGACTATACCATCGTGGCCGCAGGCACGACGAACTTCACGTTGATCGGCGCGGCCAACAACAACCCTGGCACCAAGTTCACCGCAACTGGACCGGGCACCGGCACCGGCACTGCTGCTGGACCGTTCCTGATCGACTTCGTTGACAACTTCTACCAGTCGCCTACGATGGGAATCACCATCTTCAACGCAGATAGCGGCGACTACTATACACTGGACACGTTATCGCGCACTGGCGTTGATCTTGTGATCCAGGACAACAGCGACAAGCCAGTCGCACGCAACTTCCAATACACCGCCGTTGGTTACGGCAAGGAGATCACCTAATGGCGCAACATGACTACAACATTGCCAACCTGGCTGGTGCAGCATTTCGCGCTGACCTTAATGATGCGTTGGCGGCGATCCGCACCAACAACAGTGGATCAGGGCAGCCGGCCAGCAAGTTTGCCTATCAGTGGTACGTCGATTCAGATGATCATGCTTTGTATATCGGCAACGGTGGCGGCACAGATTACATTGAGGTTGGCGATGCAAGCCTAGTTAACCTCGGCCTCAAAAAAACTCGACGCGCAACCGCTCAGGCATCCACGTCTGGCACGGCGATCACATTTGGCAGCATCCCAAGCTGGGCCAACCGGATCACCATGATGCTCTATGGCGTCAGCACTAACGGCAGCAATGAGCTAATCGTTCAGCTTGGCACCGCTAGCGGTTTTGTCACAAGCGGTTACAACTCCAACTCGGAGGCAGTGACAGGAACGGTCAGCCAATACAGCAGCGCTGGCTTTCTTTTGCAACCTGGAAATGCCAGCACATATCTGAACTCAGGCATAGTGCACATGATCAGGGTTGACGGCAACAATTGGGTTTATACGTCAAACATAAAGCGCGCTGCAGTTTCAGGCACCACGGTCAGCACCTATGGTGCCGGTGATGCCACCCTGGGTGCAGTGCTGACACAAGTGCGGTTGACTAGCACTAGCACGCCAGATACCTTCGATGCTGGTACCGTTAACATAGTGTACGAGTCCTGATAGCACATGGCCGACCGTAAGATCTCTGACCTGACAGCGCTTACGGCGCCTGCTGCAGGCGACTACCTGCCGATCGTTGACATCAGCGAGGCATCAGCCGCCAACAAGAACAAACGCATCACGATCGAAGAACTGCTCCGCGGCGCACCAGATGGCACCGCGGCAGCGCCTGGCATTGGCTTTGAGAGCGACCCCAATACAGGCATCTACCGGCCTGGCGCGGATCAGGTTGCGATCAGCACGGGCGGCACGGCGCGATTGTTTGTTGACTCCGCAGGCAACGTAGGGATTGGCACTACTGCGCCCAGCGCGACTCTTGATGTCAATGGAAACACAAGGATAAGTGGGGGTGGTATTCGAGCACTCGGGTATTACTCAGATTCCTCAAGCGCATATAACGTGAGCATCGGCACAACAGGAAATGTTGGGTATCTCCAGGCAGTCAACGTCGGGAATGCATCTGAGCTAAGTATTGACGGAAGCCCAATTAAGTTCCGCACTGGCGCATTCGTCGAGGCGGTTCGCATCGACAGCTCCGGCCGCCTGTTAGTTGGCACGTCTACTGCGCGTGCCAATTTCTTTAATACGGTAGCGACTACGAGTATTCAAGTCGAAGGAACAACTTATCAAACCGCTTCTCTTGGACTTGTTTCCACTGGAAGCAACTCTTACGACGCGGGAACAATTGTTCTCGGCAAGGGACGTGGTGGCTCCGTAGGAAGCAATACGATTGTTCAAAGTGGCGATATTACTGGATACATTTCATTCCAGGGTAACGATGGAAGCGAATTTGTCGAAACGGCGTACATCAAGTCTGAAGTAGACGGCACCCCCGGCGCCAACGACATGCCAGGCCGCCTAGTGTTCTCCACTACGGCCGATGGGGCGTCTTCTCCGACGGAGAGGATGAGGATTAACAATTCAGGATACTCAAAATTTACAAATGCAAATGCTTATGTTGAAGGTGGCGGATTCTCGTACCATGAGTTTTACAGATCTGGCAGTGGTCTTGGGTTGGTTATTACTGCTGCTGATGCTTCCTATGCAAGCATAGTTACTTACATTCAATCTTCGCGTGCAGCAACCAGCGCATATAGTTTATTGTCGGCTTATTCTGATAACGGTGGGGATAGAGAATTTAATCTTCAGGGAGACGGAAATGGATACTGCGATGGCGCCTGGACCGGAGGCGGTGCCGACTATGCCGAATACTTTGAATGGAGCGATAGCAATCCTGATGAAGAAGATCGCCGTGGTATTTCTGTGGTGCTAGATGGTGACAAGATCCGCCCTGCCGCTGCTGGCGAAGACCCAATCGGTGTGATCTCCGGCAACCCCAGCGTGGTTGGTGATGCTGCTTGGAACAAATGGAGCGGAAAGTATCTTCGCGACGACTACGGAACCTACATCCAAGAAGACTACGAAGTCGAGGATGAAGACGGAAACACCGTCATCCAACAGCGCCGCAAGCTGAATCCCGCCTACGACCCTAATCAGGAATACACCCCCCGCGAACAACGTCCCGAGTGGGATTGTGTCGGTCTGATGGGCAAACTTCGCATCCGCAAAGGTCAACCCACCGGCAGCCGTTGGATCAAGATGCGAGACATCAGCGATTTCGTTGAAGAATGGTTGGTTCGCTAGACCCAGTAACCCTACTCTCTGCTAACCACTACATTCACTACCCATGTCCGACACCGTTTTTACCTGGCACATCGCTCAACTGGAGCGCGAGACCGCAGACGGCTACGTCTTCACGGCTCACTACACAATCGACGCCAACGACGGCACCTACAAGGCCGGCGCCTATGGCTCGCTGGGCTTTGAGCGGCCTGAAGGCGAGCTGATCCCCTTCGCTGATCTCACCGAGGAGATCGTCGTCGGCTGGGTCAAGGAACGACTCGACGTTGAGCAGATCGAGGCAGCACTGCAAAGCCAACTCGATGAGCAGCGCCATCCCAGCAAAGCCAGCGGGCTGCCCTGGGCTGCTTAGACTAGTGGCATGATCGAGCTGATCGCTGCTGTTGCGGGTGCATCCATCAGCGTGGCGGCTATGGGCGCCATGGGGTTCAGCCGTCGCAACGATGAAGCCCGTGAGGCAGTGATCAGACTCACCGCTGCAGTGGAACACATCGCCACGCAGCTTGAGGTTATGCACACCGACATCCGCACCGATCGTCAGGAGACGTTCAAGCGGCTCAATGGCGTCGAGCAACGTGTCGCTACGCTTGAGGCACGACCACACCGCTGACCATGGACGCCCAGACTGTTGCCGTTGTCGCCATCGTTCTTGCTGCTGGCAGCGAGATCATCGCACTGACGCCACTCAAGTCCAATAGCTGGATTCAGCTTCTGCTGCAGGCCCTTAAGTTGATGTTCCCCAAGCGTGGCTAAAGCACCGATCAAACCCAGCGACCTGTTCCGGTACTGGAAGGCGCTGCCGCATCAACAGGCGGCGATCGTTGAATTGGAAGCTGAGCTGTTAAAGGTTGCGCCTGATTTGTTTAATAGGGATCAGCCGTGGTTCCAAACATGGAGTCAAGGCGGTAAGGTGCACAACTACGATGCAGCCGTCAAGCTGATCAAGGAGTTCGAGGGCTGCCACCTATCGGCCTATCCCGATCCGCTCAGCGGCTGTGAGCCATGGACCATTGGCTATGGCACCACCAGATACAGCGATGGCCGCAAGGTGCAGCGCGGCGATAAGATCACCGTCATCGACGCTGGCAAGTTGCTGGACCTTGAGATCGAACGTGTCGCCGAGAAACTGCGGGCGACCGTGCCGTTCTGGAATGCCATGTCCGGCGACAAGCAGTCTGCGCTGATCAGTTTCGCCTACAACCTAGGCAGCGGCTTCTACGGCACCACTGGATTCGAGACGATCAGCAAGTGCCTGAAGGACAAGGACTGGGTAGCGGTGCCCGACGCGCTGCTGCTGTACCGCAACCCTGGCACCAATGTCGAAGCCGGCCTGTTGCGCCGACGCCAGGCTGAGGGTCGGCTGTGGGGCGTTGAGCAGCAAACCGCCAAGCTGACACCGAGCAGCCTGTTCACGGCACGGATCACGCCACACATCACCCTAGGCGAGTTTGCACTCGGGCAGGAGGCGCGGCGCTTTGACTACCAGTACCAAGTCGACACCGCAGCCGAGCTGGCGGCGTTCCTCGAGCGGGTGCGCGGCGCGTTCGGCGGCAAGCCAGTGGTGATCACCAGCGGCTACAGGCCAGCAGCGATCAACCGCTCAGTCGGCGGTGCCAGCAGCAGCGAGCACCTATATGACGCACCAAGCGTCGGTGCAGTGGACTTTTACATCCAAGGCGCCGACATCAACGCAGTCCAGGCATGGTGCGACAAGAACTGGCCCTACAGCGTTGGATACGGCGCACCTAAAGGGTTCGTGCACCTTGGCGTCCGCAAAGGCCGGCCTCGCGTGCGCTGGGACTATTAGACTACTGGTGTAAGCCGCTACACACGGCATGGCGATCAGCGCAAAACGGCTATCGCCAGAATTGATAGAGATACGGATACCGTACAGCAGCCACAAAGAAGAATCAACATTCCTGCTCGCGTCAGATATACACCTTGACAATCCAAAATGCAACCGCAAACTGCTACTGCAGCACTTAGCTGAATGCCGTGATGCCAACGGTCATGCGTTGTTTTTTGGTGATGTGCTGTGCCTGATGCAAGGCAAGAAAGACCGCCGCGGCAGTAAGGGTGACATTAGGCCAGAGCACCTAGGCGGCAACTACTTTGACTTAGTATTTCGTGAATCAGCAGATCTGCTGAAGCCATACGGCGACATGATCCTGATGATGGGTGACGGTAACCACGAAACCGCCGTGCTCAACAACCAAGAGATCGACCCGCTAGAGAACGTGGTACGACTCATGCGCAATGATGGTGCTGTCACTGAGCACATGGGCTATCAAGGGTTTGTGCGGTTTGTGTTCTATCGTGGCGAGAATGAAGCCGTCAGGCGGTGTACTTTGTTCTTCCATCACGGCGCATGGGGCGGCATCATCACCAAAGGCACCATGGGTGGAGGCCGGTATGCAAGCATCGCACCGGATGCGGATGTAATTGTCAATGGCCACAACCATGAGCGCAGCATTGTCGCGCATCCGTGCTACAGGATTGCTGACAACGGCAAGGCATGGATTGAGCAGCGCTGGCACCTGCAAACCGGCACCTACAAGCAAGAGTTTGGCGGCACTGGCGGCTGGGCCATTGAGCGCATCGTTATGCCTAAGTCACTAGGCGGGATCTGGCTTACGCTGAAGCCACGCAAACGCGGTGGCGTTGACATCACCTGCCGGCCAACCGTATGAAGCAGTACGTCCTAGAGATCGAGTACACCATCGTCGTTGAGAGTGACAACGATGATCCGGGAGAGGTGTCGGACGACTTTGCAGCGCGGCTCACTGAGTTAGCGCCGTCCAACGATCACATCCTGGGGTTAAGTCTTCAGGTGCTACCAATCCCCGAATTGCGTGGATCACTCGATTGATGGCTCGAATCTCGTTTCTAAGCGCAGTGCAAAGCATCAATTCAGGCAGCAGATCTTTGAGGCATGGGGCCATCAGTGCGCATACTGCAGCGCGCTAGCCGACACGCTGGACCACGTCAAGCCACGCCATAAGGGCGGCGCTACAGTTACAACGAATCTGGTGCCAGCGTGCCGCAATTGCAACCGCAGAAAAGGTAGTGAGGAATGGCGCGAGTGGTTCAGCCGTCAGGACTCATGGACTGTTGATCGCGTATTAAAGATTCAGGATTGGTTGATTGATTCAACATCTGATGATAGAAGATAAGCGCCTGCCAGTCTTGTGCATGATCACGGCACATGCCGTTGATACAGACGCGCCACATGTCACCGTGCCGCTTGATCGTTGGTTCCAAGGGGCGTGTCCGCTAGGGGGTTGCTCATCAGCATACGGATGCGACCGACGCCGCGCTTATAGATGTCGTACAGGGCAGTCTTCGAAATGCCATACTCGCGTTCAAGTTGCGTCCATGTGACGGCTGGATAGCACGACCGCGCTTCAATGACTGCCTTGGTTCTATCGTCTAGGTACTGGTCAACGTAACGCAGCATGATTTGCACATCTTGGCTGATGTCATTGTCAACTACATTGGGGTCGGCAATGGTGTCAACAATGCTGTGGCCTTCTGAGTTGTTGATCTGTTGGTCGATACTGGTAACGGTGTAGGTTTGCCGGAGCAAATTGGATAGCTCGCCAGGATCCATGTCGATCTCTTCTGCCACTCTGGTGATGCTCGGTTGGTAACCGAGCTGGTGGCTGAGATGCTGGATCGTGCGGTTGATCTTATACATCGTCTCGTGCACACCGATCGGTAGTCGGATAATGGCATCGCTGCTGATCAGTGCACGCGTGATGCCTTGGCGGATCCACCAGTAGGCATAGGTCGAGAACTTATAGCCGCGGCTTGGGTCAAACAGCTCAACAGCACGCGCCAATCCGATGTTGCCCTCCTGGATCAGGTCGAGCAGTTCCATGGTCTTGTTATTGCGCTTGTCGTACCTGCGGGCGACATGCACGACCAGTTGCAGGTTGCACTGGATGAACCGCTGGCGGGCGCGTTCACCGCTGCGCTTCTCACGCTGTTCAGCGTTGGTCAGCGGGCGATTCAGTGATTGCAGTTCACGCAGCCGCTGCACGCGCCTCCCGAGTTGTATCTCTTGCTGCGGTGTCAACAGTGGATACTTGGCGATACTGTTGAGATAGTCCTTGATGCTGTCAGACATGATGAATCCGTTAGTTCACACAATGGAAGCACAATTTCACGGCGCAGCCAATGCCCAGATGTTGCGTGAGCTACATGCAGCAAAGGATTACAACGCACTGCTGGAGTATGCGCTGCTGCTGGCTGAACAAGAGGCCAGCCAGCGATCACAGATCAAGTGGTTAATCGCTGAAGCGATGCGCTCATGCAGCGTTGAACCGTGGCATCTGGCTGCGGCTGCTGAACTGCTTAGAGGCCGCGACTAGCTGGTCGTTGTTGTAACTGCCAGTCAGCGCGTAGCTCAGTGCCGGGCGTTGGCTCATGCGGAAGAATACCATTTGCCCGATCTTCAGCCCTGGGTAGATCGGCAGCGGCTGCAACTGGCGGGCATTCTTCAGCTCAAGCGTTAGTGCGCTGCCATGCCAGCCTGGATCGGCATAGCCGGCGTGCAGGTTCTCATAGCCCTCGCGTGCGCGGCTTGACTTCAGAAAAAACAACCCGGCGACGTCCTCCGGCATGACGAAGGTCTCAATGGTCTGCGCAAGGATGAACTGCCCTGGCACCAACTGATACGGATGCTCGGCGGTGTAGTCCTTGATCGATAGTGGAATCATCTGGTGCGACTCCACCGATTCAAGCATGATCAGATTGCCAAGCCGCAGGTCCAAGCTGGCAGGGTTGATCAGCTCTTGCTGGTGATGCTGCACCATGCCCTGTTGAATCAAGTCGTGGATCTCGGTGTCACAAAGGATCATTGTTGCGGATAGCGATGATGTACTTTTTATTGGACCACTGCAATAGGCAGCGCGGCACCTGCACTTCGGCTGGTTGCTGCGTGTACCACCGATGATCGCAGGCTCTGCAGTGGCGACGCCTAACGATAGTGCCATCGTCAAGTTGATTGGTCATGACGATATAGGTCTGCCTAGATGTGCAGCTAGGGCATTGAACTTGAATCGCGGGCATCTTCTAGATCCTGTGCCATGACGGCCGCACTGCGCAGCATGGTGCTGAGCTTAATCGGGCGCATGTTCTTCCAGCAGGCATACCGTATGGCATGACGGAAGCCCATACTAATGTTGCCGTCGCCTAATTTGCGAGCAGCTTCGATCTCTTCACGGCTCATGCGGATGTTGACCGTAAAGTTGCGGCCTTTGTTTACTTGATTAGCCATTGCATGTACCAATTGGCTTTGCGCAGTGACTCATTGCCGCCTTTGTGTTGCTCACGCCAGACATATTTGAACACATTGCCTTTGCAGTAGCCTTTGAACTCTTCTGTCGTCAGTGCTGCCTGGATGGCTTCGATGCACTCGATTCCGCCTTGCGTGTAATGCGATGGGTGGTTGACTGGGTCGTTCATTGGTGTGAGATGCGAACGGTTGCGATGCCGTCAAGCGGCACGCCTAAGCGGTGTGCAGCGCCAGCACTGAGGTCGATGCTGTTGCAGTCGCAGCGATCAGTCACTGGCACCACCAGCGTGCGGCCTTGATGGCTGACGCGAACACGGGTGCCGCAGCTCAGCCATGGGTGCGCGGCGCTGACGCCCCAGTGCTGGTACGTCTGGCCGCAATAGGTGACGCGACCATGGAACCAGCCGTCGTAAACGGTGGCAGTCACGGACCTGCTGGGCTGTGCCATGGCGGGCGCTTGGAGCAGCAGCAGCAATGCAAGGCGGATCATTGGCCCTCCAGCTCGGCGGCGATGGCGTGCAACGCGTCACGGGTCCAGTTGATACCGAGACTGTGCGCTGCATCGGGTTCTATTCGCCCTTGCCATTGGGCGGCTAATACCCGATCCGCAGCAGCTCGCAGAGCGGCGGCGATGTGCAATTGCACGACCCGAGATCCAGCGCAGTTGCTGGCAGTGATCACTGCTTGAGCAGCGGGGGAAAGGTCAGTCATTTTCTGTCGAGATAGGTTAGAAACAGCAAAAGCCAAAGTGATGGTCCAAGTTGTAGTGCAATGGTATGCACTGCTTCGTTAATGTTAATCGTCAATCGGCTCCAGCCAGACTTTGATGTCGCGGCCATATCCGCAGGTGCCCCACAGGACGAAGATTTGTCGCAAGCCTTGGACGATGTTGCCGCCGTAGATCTTCACCGATGGCTGAGAGTTGATCCACCACAGCTCACCGATGCGGCCTTGGTCGGAGTCGATGTTGATCATTCGGGTAGCGCCTCTAGGGCGCGGCGGATGGTGGCTAGGGCGTCATCGTCTAGGTAATCGTTGTCGGGATCGTTGCAGCCGTCAATCAGGGCCAGCGCCTGCTCCTTCAAGCTCATCGGCTTGGGACGGCGAGCAGCGCGGAGGCGGTCGGCTACTAGCTCATAACCAGGGATGTAGGTGTCAAACCAAGCGATGCACGCCTCCAGCTCTTGATCGGCGCCAGTCTGGAAGGCTTGAATCAGCAGCACATCGACGTTTTGGCGCTCGTCAAACCAGTCGTCTTCCCACTGCTTGAGAAGCTCCGGCGATGGGGTAATGGGATGGGTCATCGTTCGATCTCCTGCTCAATCGCAAAGACAAGCGCAGGTGGAAAGTAAATATCGGGATTGCTGGTCATCCACGCCGCCACCTCGCGGATCGCAGCGCGGGCTTCTGGCGTCCAGTTGACGGACTCGTCGTCCCAGCACGACGAATCTTCGCATTGGCTGATTGCGATGGCCACCCGCGCCACCAGCGATCTCCCAATTTGGGAGGAATTAGGAGATGGCTTGGAGTTGGCTTCAAGCGCCTCGACCCTGGCGCGGAGTTCGACAATTACGTCCAGCCAGCGTGCAGCGTCTGCCTGCCACTGCTCGGGCGTTGCTTTGTGTTCAGTCGTCATTAGCGTCCACCAATCCATCGGATGGAGAGGTCAGCTCCACCAGCTTGAGGATGTGTTCAGCAAAGGCAACGTGGGTCATGACGGCATGGGTGCCCGGAGGCACCCCATAGCTGTCACGCCACCATGCGTCAAACGCTGCTTTGATTGATGTGCTGTTCATGAAGCCCCGTGTAGAGTGAGTGCATTGGATGGTCGGGATTATCCCGGCCGTCCTCGTGGTATAAGCGCTCAAGCAGCTCCTGGCGCTCGTTGTCCTGCTTGATGTCAGTCATCAGAACGCAGCCTCTTCTGACTTAGCACGCGGCAGGTACTCGAACCGTTGCACGTTCAGCACATGCTTGCTGCGCTTGGTGCCGGTGTCCTTGTCGCTCCAGTCCTGGCGGCGGATGGCACCGGTCACCATGATGCTGTCGCCTTTCTTGCAGTTGTCGGCGATCATCTGACCGCCTTTGCCCCAGACTTCTACGTCGATGGCGTTGTTGATGTAATTGCCGTCCTTATCTTTGCCTTCGCTGATGCCACCACCGAAGTTGCAAACACAAGTGCCAGAATCAAAAAACTTGATCTGTGGTTCGCTAATAATACGAACGACGCCGGAAGCATAAAGGCTCATGGGTTGACAGGGGTAATGGAATTGGACTCTTCAAAGGCCAGGACGTCCGCTATGGGATACCTGACCCGCGACTCGCCTAACGGCAAGCCGAAACGTGGGACCGTGTAATAGTCCGGCCCCTGGCCGCGCAGCCGTTGGGATTTAATGCTGCTTGGCTTCAAACCCCAACGCGCTGCTAGCTGTTCAGTCGTCAGATACAAGATCAGCCTCCTTCTCAAGCATCTGCTGCAGCAGCTTGTCGTGCTGCTCTTGCGTCAAGTCGCCATCTTCCAGCCGCTTTGCCATGCGCGGTTGTAGGTCCTCGAGGTCCTGTAGGCTCTTGGCCTTGGCGATGGCAGCAGCACCGGCAGTGAAGAACTTGCTGGTGTCTTTACGCGCAGGCAATGCAGGAGCGCTATCGGTGGTAACGGTGACCGGTTCGGCGTCAGCTTGCTGCATCTCGTCGGTGGTGTAGACACCGGACATGTCAGCGGGGAATGCCTTACGCAGCGCCAGTGCTTCGGAGCATTTGGCGATCATCGCGGCAGGCATCTTGGACCACAGCCCCTGGCCGGCGTTGTAGTCCGCAAACCGGGCAACGCCAACAAAGGCATGGTTGCTGCCCTTCCGGTGCACGATCGTCTTGGCCGCGGCAGGTGGCTTGGATGACAGCCACACATCACGCCAGTCGCCTTCCTCGCCACACCAGTAGGTCTCGCTGCCATCCAGCTGCCCGGTGCGCTCGGCAATAGCACGGAGGCCGTCAATGCCGGCTTGGATGGTCAACTTGCCGCCACGCTTGATGGCGTAGATCTGCTTGCTGAATGGATCCAGCCCGGTGCGCTGGCAGGCATATGCAAACAGGCGCAGCTCGTCATTGGTGCAGCCTGGTGCAATGGTGCTGCTGATCAGTTGCACCTGGTCAGGGGTCCAGGTGGTGATTGCTGTTGACATCAGAAGGTTTCAGTTTGAATGGGATTTGTTGCCCACTTAGGCATGCTGATGGTCTGGATAAACGTGTCGCCGTAGCCCGGCCACACGCCTGCGGCATGGCATCCGGCGATCACGTCCATGCCATTGTCACGCATGGTCCGCCCTAATGCAAGGGCTTCGCTGTCGAGCTCATACACCGCAACGGCGTGCGGGTAAGTCTTCTCGACTGCAACGAACACGAACCGCTCGGCACCATGCAGGCCAGCGAGGTAGTGCGCAGCCTGGATGTGGTAGCCGAATGTGGCCACGCTGCGGGCGAATGCCTGCGGGCTGGCGTCGGTGGTGGTCTTGATGTCCACCACAGTGCTGCCGTAGTACCAGTCAGGACGGCACTTGCAACGCATGCCGGTGGATGTATCAGTCCACCAGAAGGATTGCTCGGCCTTGCCCTCTTTGAGCAGTGCTGCTGCTGCAGGGTGCGCCTGCACTGCAGCGCTCATGCCCATGGCCAGTGCCATGTCGCTGCTGGTGACCACCTCGATACCTTCGGCTTCCATGGCCGCAGCCTGCTCCTTGCCGGCTTTGGTGTTGCGCGGTGCGCAGATGCCGTAGCGGTTCAGCAGCTCGTCGGGTTCGAGGATGGCGCAATGGGCCAGGCTGCCCAGCTTCATCGCAGCAGTCGGTTCAACCGGGCTGCGGTTCGGGTCAACGTACCGGCTCCAGTAATGGTAAGGCGATTGCATTACCGCTTTCAGGTGACTGGCGCTGACGGCTGGATCGGAGTGATACTGCTCGTTTGAGATGGTCGCTGTCATAAGTAGAATGGTGTCGTGAGGATCGAGGGGCGGTGATGGGCCGCCCTGTTTTCTCATGCCAGTGCTACGCGGACGCGATAGCGGGTGATGCCGAGATGCTCGGCAATGCGCCGCTGCGACCAGCCGTAGCTACGCAGCCGCTTAGCGCGCTGCTCGGTTGATTCCGTCGCCCACAGCAGCACCAGCAACGGCAGCAGCAGCAGGACGAGGATCAGAGTCAGTGTGGTTGTCATGGGTGGGATCTGTGGTGCAGGCGGGTTGCCTGCGTGATCACACAATACCACCCTGGTCATCCATGGTCAACCGTTGGGCATCCTCGACGCTGCGCGCCACGCCAGCAATGCCGCCGGCTGCCTGCACCACATCGAGCCACTGCTGCTGCTCGGGCCTGAGCCTACCTGTGGGGGTCTTCACCTCAATGGATAGGAACACAGCCATTTGGGTGCCGACCATCTCAGGCGTCACCGTGACCGTCCGCCAGCCAATCAGGTCAGCGCTGCCTTTGCATAGACCGAACTGCACCGGGCGGCCGTTGGCGTCCTTAAGGGTGCCGGTGTTATTGCGGAAAACTTTGGTATCACCGTGGCTGATGGCAAGTCTTATTTCTTGCTGAATACGCTGCTCAGACAAAGCTGCTCGGCAACTGGCGGCAGGGTAGCGACTCCCCACTGCTCAGCCATGGCATCGGCTATGCCCTGATAGGTGCGGCTGCGTTCTTTCCAGCGGTCGGGACCGGGTGGCATCAGATGCACGCGTGTCTCGCGACCGGTAACCACCTGCGTTGGCTTTAACTTTGGCAGGTTCTTGAGCCATAGGCATGTGGCCTTTGTCTCGCCATGCCCAAACTGCCATGGCTGAATGATCTGAGATGGTGGTGCAATGGCGCTGCTGATAATGCTGACAGGGTTCTCGATGCACCACCGGTCGATTGGCGCATCCATCAGCAGCCGCACGAAATCGAGCGCCTCGGCCTGCTCACGTTGCTTGCGATGAAAGTGTCTGCTGCCGGACACCGCTAGATGAGTGCACGGTGGATGGGCGATCATCAGATCCCAGCCATTGTCAAGCACTTCCTCAACCGGCTTTTGCAAGTGCCATTGCTGATCGCCCTCGCAATTGAGCAGGTCACAGCTCCACGCGTCGTGCCCATGGCGCCGAAACGCATCGCGAACGCGGGCGCTGTACTCGCAGGCGACAAGGACTCTCACAACCCATGCCGTTTGGCCAACCTAGCCTGATAGACCCGTTCTGCCCAGCCGCGTTTGTAGCCGCGTTGCTGTGCTAGTTGGCGGAGGTCCTCGAGGCTTTGGGCATTGCCCTGCTCGCGCCTTGGACCTCTAGGATCAATTTCAATGCGATCCAAAAGGGTGTCAATTCTACACCCATCTGGGTACAGTTTTAATCTAACCCTATCTGATTGCTCATTTAAAGCAAGAACAATAAATGTATCAGGACTTTCCATCATTAACTTGGGGTCTTTAAACCGTACATAACTGCCAACTTTGATGCTGTTTGTGTTCAGCTCCTGCAGCTCACCCTCGACCACCTTTAGCTCCCTGGTCTCTTGCGGGGCGAACACATGCCCGCAGTCAGGGCAAACCTGTGTGGCGCTCATGCTGGTGGCAAAGCACACCGGGCACACCTTGACCGATGGCGCACGATCGGCGTCGCGCTTCTTGATGCCGTCGAGGCTCCAATCGCGGTCCTCTAGGTGATGGCCCAGCCTGAGCGTGTTACCGACATGGTCCAGCACCACAGCAGCAGGCTTGCCCGGTGACGGTCTCAGGCAGCGGCCGATCATCTGCAAGTGCAGGCCGACTGACTGCGTTGGCCGGAGCAGAATGCAGCCGCCGACGCTTGGCACGTCCACGCCCTCGCCGATCAGGCTGCAGGATGTGAGCACCTTGATCCGACCAGTTCCGAGTGCCTGCAACAGATCTCGCCTGCAATCATTGCTCATCGTGCCGTCAATGCTGGCGGCTGCGATGCCTTGCGCTATGAAGAGCTGCGCCACTGCCTCGGCATGAGCCACGCTGCAGCAGAAGGCGATTGCGGTCTGCCCTGCCAGGTGCTTGCGATAGTGGCTGCAGCAGTCACCCATGATGGTGCCAACGCGCTGCTCGGCGTCCTTGGTGTCGAAGTCACCCATGCGCTTGCGCAGTCCGGTGCTGTCGAACCCAGGTGGTGCCAGGACACGAGCGCTGGCGAGGTAGCCGTTATCGGTCAACCATGCAGCGCTGGGGCCGAGCACCATGGCCTGATAGTGGTCACCAAGGCCGCGGCCATCACCGCGGCATGGCGTCGCTGTCACGCCTAGGACATGCGCTTGGTGGAAATGCTGCAGCACCGTTGCCCATTGCCCAGCATTGGTGTGGTGCGCCTCATCCACCACCAGCAACTGGAAGAACCCAGCCGGCAGCTTGTGCAGCCTGCGGGCCAATGTCTGGACGCTGGCAATCTGCACCGCATGGCTTAGGTCCATGCTGCGTCCGGCCGCGATGCGGCCATGCGGCACGCCCATAGCCGTGAGGCTGCGGCTGGCCTGGTCCAGCAGCTCAGCCCGATGCACCAAGATGCAGACCCGGTTGCCTTTGCGGGCGGCTGACTGGGCGATATAGCTGAAGCACACCGTCTTGCCGCCACCGGTTGGCAGCACTGCCAGGACCCTGTGGTGCCCTAGCTGGTACTGCAGTCGGATGTCAGTGATGAGCTGTTGTTGGTAGGGGCGGAGGTTCATAGTGGCAGTTCCAGTTGCGTACCTTCGGCTGGCGTTCCATGAATAGCAATTTGCGCCATTGTCAAGGCACGTCGTTGTCGCTCGTATGCAGGACGCGAATAACCCAGTTGATAAAGGTGCAGGTCATTTTGCAGCAAAGCCACAGCAACGGCTCGCCACGATGGAGCACGGCCTGAGGCTGCAACCTTGGCCGGCACTTCATCGGGAATCTCGTGCGAATAACAACGGGCTTTCCACGTTTGCACGTATTCCGAGACTCTGGCGGTAGCGCATTTCCCAAGCGCAAATGGCTCGATCCGCTTGTTTGTTCGCCAATGTCCGTTGCTCATCAGTTAAAAGTCCCCATGCTTGTCTAGTAATGTCTTCAGGGCATCGCAAAGCCAAAGCGCAAGCAGCATGGCCTATCCATGCTTTGCGATTCAGATTGTAATCAGTTAAAGCGTTTTTGCAGCTGTTGGGCCATTCAAAAATAACCCGTTGCATGTATCGGCCATAAAGGCGATGGTTGCCTGTGAAAATTATTGCACGTTGCAGGGCAATGCGTCGATTTGACACGTCGCCCCACATGTTAAAGCGAATTTCCTCCCAGGTGTCAATTGGTAACCAGATTCTCTTGAGCTTCATGTTCTAGATCCTCCGTCAAGTTGTCGATTTGTTCCACGTCCCACGCCTTGCTGAAATCTTTACCCAAAAACAGCGAGGCCAAACCTGTAACTTGCTTAAGGCGCAACAGTTCATCAGGGCTCATGCCAATGTGCTTGCAAATCCATGCGTCGCCTTTGCCCATCTCGATCAGCTCAGCAACAATTACGCTCATCAGTTCAATGTTGTGCGAACCACGAGCGCGATTGTGCCGGATGGTTGATGCCATCCTGTCGTGCAATTCTTTGCGCAGTACTACTACAGGCAACCGGCCGCCTTCGCGTTCGCGGATGCGCTGACTGTTCCTTAGAGTTAAATAACGGTGAAAACCGTCAACGACCACATAAAGGTCACGCTCGGCATCATGCACGACAACGACAGGTTGCGTGTAACCATCTTCCCAGATGGATGTTTCGAGTAGTGCCATTTCAGGCGGCGCCACAGAATTGGGGTTGTAATCATTGGCGGTAACTTTCTCGATAGGAATACTGCGTACGGAGTAAACCGGGGATCGCCAAGGGTAAGAGTCGTTCTCGTCATGTAGCTCATCGCCTTTAAGTGGCGGGTTAAAAACGCAAATAAGCGTGGTCGGTTCTAGAGCTTCAAAAATGTGAGGATCATGCTTGTCAAGCACATAAGTTACATCAGGCCCGATAGCGTGAATCTCTTGTGTTGCTTCGTTAATGAGCAGACCTTTGCCGCTGACGCAGTAGCAAGTTTCGAGGTGGTGTTGATAATGCCAACGGTGTGGTTTGCCGGGATGCACAATGGTCTTGGTCATGCTGTATCCCATGCCATCGTCTTCTGTTAACAAGCGATGGCTGGTAAAACCACCTTTGGGACAGTTAACGATGCGATCAGAAGAGAGCTGAGAAACGTTTAGGATTTTCATTTGATGGAGCGATTAAGGACTTGGCTGTACTTGCGTTGGATTGACCTTTGGCGGCGCTGTTGTTCTTGGGTTGGCGCCAGTCCCAGGTATTTGCACGTGTGGTCGTTTTTTAAAACCGTGATAGCAAAGCGTTTCCATGAAGTGACCATGCTGTTATGGCATGGCAAATCATCAAGTTGATCAGGTGGCACCTTGATTACAACACGGCGTAGATTGTTGCCGCCGTGCCGTGTGGTGCCATTGATGTAGAAACGAATGCCAATACGACCAAGGGCATCAATAATAAACTCGGGTAGTCCGCGCCCCACTCGTCCCCAGTAACGGATTGACTGAATGAAGCGCTGCTTAAAATTTGCGCTTGACTGATCCGGTAACGTAGCAAGCAAGAACTTTACAAATGATTTCCAGGTATGACCAGCTGGGAGCTTAAAAGATTTATAATCAAGTTGTTTCCCATAAGTAGCCATAAAATTAGCGCCGCCAACCCTAGCGCATAACCTAGCCCATACTTGCGGGTCAATTACCCGATACATTGCAAGGCTTGATTTTGACTCTGACATAAAAGGCGAAGCAACACGCATTTTTTTAATAGGAATGCCGGCCATATAGAACACGTCGTAAAGTTTGTTGTAATCCCATCCAAACTTTGCGTTGGCGGTCCAAATGTCTTCGGTCCGCCAATCGTAAATGGGATAACAGTTGTAAGTGTGATCTGTATTTTTCTTTGTCCACATCCGACCTAGCATGGTCTCTTTGTCCTGGTTAAGAATAGCTCGAAAACGATTAAGAGATTCAACAGTACGAATGCCGATCAAGTTGGCGCATGGCTGCCCCTGGCTATACCACTCTGCAAACATGTCCCAAAAAGTAGCGTAGTCCATGTTTTCAGCGAACAAATCGCCAAAGGGGTGATTTTCAAGGTTTACAATGTAATCGTGTTTTGACATTGGGCGAATCCAGCGGTGTCGATCGTGTTCGCCCCAGCACTGCCAGTCGATTTCATATGACGAAACAGTGCATGGCAAAGTAATTGGCAGGCAGCACCAATAAATATCTAGGATGTCGCGATTAGCTTGGAGAATGCGGTGCATAAACTCCTCGCTATGAGTATAGTTGGCTTCATTGTCCATTATTTGGACGCCAATCTTTATTGGCAGTTTTCGATTTCTGACATAATCGCAAACAAGATTCAAGAGAACGCCGCTGTCCTTGCCGCCAGAAAAAGAGACGTAAACGCGGCTGAAATGCTCAAAAATAAAATCCAAGCGCTCAATAGCGGCTTGGTAGACGTTTATGTCTAAATAGGTTTTCATATTCCCTTGGGCAAAAACTCTAAGGTTACGTCTTCTATTTTTAGAATCTCACAATTTTTGTATGATTGATTGAATCTTGCTCTTAAATCGTTTTCATTGGCAAATTGGGTTGTGTTGACAACGCAAGGGCCCCAAGGGCGTTGGTAGGTGATTCGATAGATAGGATTCATCTGTGGTGCCGGAGTGGCCCTGCAACCCTAGCGCAACCCGGTAGACTGCGCAAGTATCCGCTAGGACTCGTGCCATTATCACACCCGCTTGCCGTCCAGCTCACGCCAGAGCAGATGGCATGGCTTGACGCCCGCCGCGTTGCCGGCCTGTCTCGTAGCGCTGTGCTCAGGCTTGTGGTCGAGCAGGCCATGCGCCTTGACAAGCAAGGCCTGTTGCCAGCTACCGGCCCGAGGGGTCTATGACCAGTGACCTACTCGGGCAGCTAGCAGCGCTGCCACGCCACTGGTCCTATGTGGCAGTTGATGGCCAGAAACGGCCGTATATGGACAACTGGCAGAAGAACTTCATCACCCGCATCCAACTCGGCAAGGAACTGCAGTCCGGTCGTGCCAAGGCGATCGGCGTTTGCTGCGGCACGCCCAGCGGTGGCCTGCTGTTCGTGGACCACGACGGCAAATCCGCATCGCGGTTGTTTGACGACTGGGGCATCCCGGTCAGCTCGTTGCCGCCGTCATGGACCGTAACCTCCGGTCGCGACGGGCGGTTTCAGATCATTTACCAAGTGCCTGAGCACTATTGGGCAGACATCCGCACCCGCAAATACAAGACCGGCGTAACCGATACCGAAGGCAAGCCTGAGCAGGTCGAGTTGCGCTGGGATGGCTGCCAGTCCATTGTTGCCGGCGCGCACCCGTTGACCAGTGGCTATAGCTGGGTGCCAGGGCGGTCGCCAACAGACGTAGACATTGCCGAAGCACCGGCAGACCTGATAGCCCGAATGCTGCGGCAGCCAGTGCAGGCGCCGTTGCCGCTGGTCAGTGGCGGCAGTGATGACACGGCGCGAGCTCGGTCGTTTCTCGAGGTGTTGCAGCCCAGCCGCGCTGATGACTATGACCAGTGGCTCGAGGTGGGCATGGCGCTCCATAGCGTCGATGATGCCCTGCTGGCGGATTGGATCAACTGGTCGTCGCAGTCTTCCAAGTTCAAGCCAGGTGACTGCGAGCACAAGTGGCGCGGGTTCAAGTCCGGCGGTGGTATCACCCTTGGCACCCTTGGCCAACTGGCCAAGCAGGACGGTTGGCGTGGCCGGCAGCAGCAAGAGCCAGTCCGTCGCGAGCGACCTGCAGGCAAGCAACCGCCGTCAGCGGTGAACCCGCAGCTTCAGCCGATGAATGCTGCAGAGCTGCTCAACCTATTGCGCCATGGTGATAGCAGCTACAGGTACAACACGTTCACCCAACGGATCGAGGTAGACGGCGCACCCATCGAAGGCGCGGAACGCTTTTATCTCACGCTGGCCGAGATGGGGTACAAGGTATCCAAAGAAGTAGCCCTCGACTGCATCGTGCAGGTGGCCAATGAGTCGCCCTATGACCCGGTCGTCGAATACCTTGATCGCGTCGCAGCCACTGTGGCACCTGCCTACATCGAGGCCCTGTCAACCGGATACCTGCGACCCGGTGACACGCCTGGCACCATCTACGACGAGATGCTCAAGCGCACGCTGATCGGCGCTGTTGCCCGTGCCTACAACCCTGGCTGCAAGCACGACTCGGCCTGCGTGATCATGGGTGATCAGGGCGCCTACAAGTCATCGTTCTGGGCGTGCCTCGGCCATGACTTCTTCAGCGATGCCCTTGGCGACATCAGCACCAAAGACGATCTCATGGTGCTGCATCGGTCATGGATCATGGAGTGGGCAGAGCTGGACCATGTGACTAATCGTAAGCACGCAGGGCAGGTCAAGGCCTTTCTATCGCAGGCGGTTGATATGTTCCGCGTGCCATATGGCAAGGCTACTGAGGCATTCCCAAGGCGCGGCATTATCGTCGGCACCACTAACCGCACCACTGGCTTTTTGGTGGACGAAACTGGTAACCGTCGCTTCTGGGTGATCCCTACAACTAAGACGCAGTCGGATCAAATTGACACCGCAACGCTATTGCTAGAACGCGATGCAATATGGTCTGCCGCTGTTGCTGCGTACCGTGCAGGTGAGACCAGTCGGTTGCCTGCCGAGCATGAACGACAGCTTGCCGAGGAGAACGAATCCTACGTCGTTGATAACCCTTGGCAGGCAGAAATTGAAGACTGGTTGCGTAGACACGGCGAGATTGATTTGACCACTGAAAGGTTGCTCACTGAGGCCATCAAGAAGCCCGTAGAACGGCAGACCAAGGCGGACCAGATGCAGGTTGCGGACGTGCTCAAGCGGCTTGGGTTCAAGCGGTACCGCAGCGGCAAAGGGTCAACCAGGGCCTATGTGTACCGCCGTTAGTACCCCACCTAGGTAGGACGGGTACCCCACCTATGGATTGCTCAGATCCACTGCGCTGCAACGGATCTGGAGCAGGTACCCCACCTGACTCGCGTCCCACCTCGGTCTGAAACTTCCCTACGTTCCCCTACGCGTCTCTCTATTCCTTTATTTGTTTTGATATAGGTGGGGTTAGGTAGGGTACGTGGGGAACCGCCAGTGCTGGACTGGGTTTTGCGGTACCCCACCTCCGTCCCACCTTGCTTTTAGGTGGGGCACCCCCTTATGGTGCCTGCCATGAAGGAAGTCAAAGTTCGGTTTGAGCCTGCGGATCTGGTGGCGCTCGACCAAGCAGCAGCGGCGGCAGGTGTCAGCCGGTCGGAGTTGATCCGCAGTCGGGCGCTTGTGTCGGATTGCAAAGGTGGCCTTACCGTTGCTGGTTATCACCGCTTAGTGTCAGATGCGCTCGCCAGTGTCCGTGGTGACATCCCACGTCGATTGGTTGAGCAGCTTGTTGCATTCACCCTCACATGGAACTCATCAACATCGCAGCCAAACAGCAACCCGTGATCAACCGGCTCCATGACGCCATGGAGCACGCGCTGGCGTATGCTGCTGCGATCCGCGACAATGCCCAAGACGATCGGCAGCCCATCCCTGCTGAACTGGTCGCGTCATTTGCAGCCGACTACAACCGGCTGGTTTCAATCCTCACCGAAGCTGCATCATGAAACTCATCACCACACAGGCTGATCTCAGCCATGCGCTGCGCACCATTGCCCCGGCCATCAGCACCAGCAACAGCCATCCGATCCTGTCCTGCTGCTTGGTAGCTGCCAGCGGCGGCACCATGACCGTGACCGGCTTCAACTTGGACCTAGGCATCACGGTCACCGTTCCCGCAGCCGTAGACACACCCGGCACCGTGGCGTTGCCGTATCGGCTGCTGGCTGGCCTTGTGAGCCGCATGGACGACGGCGAGCCTGTGACGCTGTCAGACGGCGCTGTGACGGCCTCCAGCGGCTCCTACGGCCTTGCTGTGCAGGATGCGGCTGACTACCCGGCATTGCCCGCTGTAGAGGCTCCTGGCGCTGAGCTGGACCTTACCGCTGGCGTGCGTGCCTGCATGGCAGCCGTCAGCACTGACGCCAGCAAGCAGATCCTGCAGGGCATTCACCTCGCCGCTGGGTTCATGGAGTCCACCGACGGCCATCGGCTCATGCGCGTCCCCGTGGCATTGCCCGATGGTATTGATCTGGTGCTGCCAGCAACGACCATGAAGCTGCTGCAGGATCGGATGGTGACAGTGGCTGCAGCCAAGGGGCAGGCGGTCATCGACGCCGGTGATGGCATCGTCATGTACAGCCGCATCCTCGATGGCACCTATCCCAACGTGGCAGCGCTGATCCCCACCAGCTTCGAGCACGCCATGACCATGGACCGGCACCGGTTTACCCGATGCCTAGAGCGCGTCGCATTGATCGCTGAGGCTCACAACAATGCCGTCAAACTCACGGCCAAGGGTGGTGCGCTCACCATCACCGCTGAAGCCGATGCCAACAACGGCAAGGAGCTGATCACCTTCGAGGGCTCCGCCACTGGGTCATGGGCGTTCAACGTGCACTACCTGCTCGATGGCCTGAAGGCTATGCGATCGGCGGAGACTGTTACACTGTCAGCCAACAGCGCAACAACCCCAGTGGTGTTGACGCCGACTAGCATGACAGAGCAGACATACCTCATCATGCCAATTCAAATCCGGGAGTAATACAATGGCGCGCAAGTGCAACAATACAGAATCAGAACAGCGCACAAACGCTGTTTATGATTTGCTCTTGCGCGCTCATAGCAGAAAGCAGATCATTCAGTTTGCCGCAGAAAATTGGGGGGTTGGTGAACGTCAAACTGATGCTTATATTGCCCGCGCTCGTGAGATTTTGTCTGCTGATGCCAAGCTGGAGCGATCCCAGTGGCTAGAGGGTGCAATTGCACGAGCGATGGAGTACGAACGCCGTGCCGCCGAAAAGGATCAGCTCAACACGGCGCTGATTGCACTGGACAAGCAGGCCAGGCTGCTGCGGTTTGAAATGTCATGAGCCTGCTGGCAGGCATTTGCGAGGACGTTCCGCTGCTGTCGTTTTTGCAGCAGCAGACGCCAGAGGACACCGCTGCCCTGATCACCCGCATCCGCAGCGACCTGCACCCTGGGCAGCTTGCGTTTGTGGATGACACCGCAACGCAGATCATTGGCATCAGTGCGGGCTATGGCGCTGGCAAGACCCGAGCGCTGTGCGCCAAAGCGGTGATGCTGGCCGCGGCCAATCAAGGCTTTATCGGTGCCGTGATGGAGCCCACAGGTCCTTTGATCCGGGACATCTGGCAGACGGACTTTGACGACTTCCTTGATGCCTATGGCATCCCGTACACGTTCAGGGCTAGCCCGCTGCCGGAGTACATGCTGCACCTGCCGGGCGGTGACACCAAGATCCTGTGCCGCAGCTTTGAGAACTGGTCGCGCATCATCGGCCTGAACCTTGCATGGGTGCTCGCTGATGAGATCGACACGGTGACGCCCACCATTGCCAACAAGGCGTTCCCAAAGATCCTTGGCCGACTCCGCTCCGGCAATGTCCGGCAGTTTGGTGCTGCATCGACGCCCGAGGGGTTCCGATGGATGTGGAACACGTTCGGCAGCGACGAAGCAAAGCAGCGCGTTGATCGGAAGCTGATCAAGATGCGCACGGCGGACAACCCACACCTGCCGCCGGACTTCATCGAGCGGCTAGAAGCCAACTACGACCCCAGTTTGCTGCGGGCGTACCTTGACGGCGAGTTCGTCAACCTGACGACCGGGCAGGTGTATGACCGGTTTGACCGGGCGAAGCACGTCACCACCGCCGTGCTCGACATCAGCAGGGAACCGCTGCGCATTGGCGTGGACTTCAACGTCGGCAACATGTCTGCGGTCATCGCTGTCCGGCTTGGCAGTGGCCTGCTAGTCATCGATGAGATTGCAGGTGCGCATGACACCGACGCCTTGGCGCAGGAGATCCGCAGGCGGCACCCGCAGCAGCAGATCTACGTCTACCCAGACGCGAGCGGCGGCAGCCGCAGCACCAACGCGAGTCAGACCGACATCCAGATCCTTGAGTCCTACGGCATGTCGAACCAGTCACCACGAAGCAACCCGCCAGTCCGTGATCGAGTGGCGGCCGTGCAGGCATTGCTGGAGAACGGCAAGGGGCAGGTCCGGTTGCAGGTGGCCGAGCACTGTAAACGGGTGATCGAGTGCCTGGAGCTTCAGTGCTACAGCGACAAGGGCGAGCCGGACAAGGACGCAGGGTTCGACCACATGAACGACGCGCTCGGGTACCTGGTCTGGCGTGAGTTCAACCCGCTGCACGCTGGCGCTGGCCGCGGCACTGGGGTGAGGCTTTATTAACAAGTGCAACGGGGGTTGACCAAGGCGGCATAGGGTGCCATACTTAGGTCATCGGAGGCGAACGGTCCTCCACTCGGCAGCCCAGAGGCTGCGCTGAACATGGAAGCTCTCCTCCTCGAGCTGGATCAACTGAACGATCAGGCCGACAACCTGATGGAGCCTGAGCAGTTCGATCAGTGGTGGGCTGTTACTCAGCGCCGCATCGAAGTCATCCGACTGCTGGATGCCGACTGAGCCCTTCGGGGCTCCACTCACCTACCACTACCATCCCAACCATGACCACCAACACCATGATCAACCGCATCGCATCCCTGGTCCTTCTGTTCATGATCTACGCCGTTGGCGTCAGCATGGGCCGTGATCAGGTCGTACAAGCCCATCACAACCATCCCGCCTGTCATCAGGGACTGAAGCCGTAAACTGACACCATTGTCACTAGCTAGCGGTCGTGTACACAGGCTTCAACGCATACGACCGGCCGCTAGCACAGCGCACCGTCACCAAGGTCAACGACCCGAACACGACCTGGTTTGCGCAAGAGCCACACTGGATCCTGATCGAGGATCTGCTGCAGGGCACCTACGGGATGCGCAAGAAGCATCGCCGCTACCTGCCGCAAGAGCCAAGGGAGCAGGATGAAAGTTACGACAACCGCCTAGCCCGTAGCGTCTGCCCGCCGTATTACATCCGCCTCGAGCGGATGCTGGCTGGCATGTTGACCCGTAAGCCCGTGCGGTTGGATGACACCGCTGACGTGATCCGTGAGCAACTATTCGATGTCGACCTACAAGGCAATGACCTCAACGTCTGGACCTATGAAGCAGCACGAAAGATGGTCCGTTATGGCCACGTTGGCACACTTGTGGATGCACCTGCTACTGGAGGTAGACCCTACTGGGTGACCTACACGCCGCGGCAGATCCTTGGATGGCGCACCGAGACGCAAGAGGGCAAGCAGGTACTGACACAACTACGCCTAGCCGAAGTGGTCACCGTGCCTGATGGCGAGTTTGGCGAGAAGGCTGTCGAGCAGATCCGGGTGCTGACGCCTGGCAAGTACCGGATCCACCGCAAACAAGACAACGGCGACTTTACTGTCGTCGATGAGGGTCGCACCAGCCTGAGCGAGATCCCGTTCACGATCGCCTACGCCCAGCGCCATGCGTTCATGGAGTCGCGGCCGCCGCTTGAGGACATCGCCGAGCTGAACCTGAAGACCTACCAAGTGCAGTCCGATCTGGACAACCAGCTTCACATCTCAGCAGTGCCGATGCTGGCGTTCTACGGGTTCCCGTCTAGCGCTGAGGAGGTATCAGCAGGACCCGGCGAGGCGATTGCATTCCCGGCTGAAGGACGCGCCGAGTACATCGAACCAGCAGGCAAGAGCTTTGAGTCGCAGTTCCGCAGGCTTGAGCAGCTTGCGATGCAGATCAACGAGTTGGGCCTGTCAGCAGTGCTAGGTCAGAAGCTGAGCGCCGAGACCGCCGAGGCAAAGCGCATCGACCGCAGCCAAGGCGACAGCACCATGATGGTGATCGCGCAGAACATGCAGGACATGATCGACAACTGCCTGCAGTGGCACGCCACCTACCTAGGCAATGCCGCAGCCGCAGGCAGCAGCTACGTCAACCGCGACTTCCTCGGCGCACGCCTTGAGCCCGCAGACATCAACAGCCTCCGGGATCTGTATGTGGCAGGCGTCATCAGCCAAGAGACCTTGCTGCGTGAGCTAGCCGAAGGCGATGTGCTGGGCGATAACTTTGATGTGGATGAAGAGCTGGAGGCGACCTCTAATGCGGGCCTTGATCTACAGTCTGCTGGACCGGCTGACAGACTGGCTAGTGGATCTGATGATATGGATGGAGCCGAAGAAGCCGAGGAAACAGGAACTGGACTATACGATATGCAACCTTCCTGATGAGATCCTGGCTGTCATCCGTCTGACCTGGTACAAGGATGGCAAGGCTGATGAGGTAGACGAGCTGCGCATCATGGAAGACGGCCAGAACGGTTACGACGCCTTCGCTGCAGCGGTCCAGGGTGCATTGAACCGGGGCGCTAATGTCAGCATCAGGTCGCAGTACAGGCCCGAGCATCTTGGCATCATTTCATGAGCACACCAGAAGCGCTATACCGCAACGCAATTGACCTGAACCGCTACAGCAACAGCGTTGCGCGGCGCATCATCAATGCCTACAACGACATCATCATTGACGCTGTCAACCAACTGCGCACCATTGATGAGTTGGCAGCACCGGTCAAGGCGGCACGGTTGCGGGCGATCCTGGCGCAACTGAAGGACAGCCTCGGTACCTGGGCAGGTGATGCGACCGAGCTAACGGCGACTGAGCTGCAAGGCATCGCGCAGTTGCAGTCTGAGTTTGTCACCGACCAGTTGCGGCGTGCGCTGCCTGCTGGTGCTCGGGATGCGGTGCGCACGGTTGAGATCAGCCCGCAGTTTGCGCAGAGCGTGGTCACGACCGATCCGACGCAACTCAATGTGGTCGCGCTGTCGGATGACCTGTTCAAGTCGGTCTATGGCGCAGAGGCCCTAGCGCAGCAGGCTGGTACTGGCACCTTCAGCCTCACCGCGGCCAAGGGTGCAACGATCACGCTACCCAATGGCGAGGTGATCAGCAAAGCCTTCAGGGGCATTGCGGTGGATCAGGCTGAGCGGTTCTCGCAGGTGGTCCGGCAGGGGCTGCTGACTGGTGAGCCGACGCCTGCCATTGCTAAGCGGCTGATCGGCAGTTTGCAGTTCGGCGAGGAGGGCAAGACCGTCAGGCAACTGGTGGCCGCAGGCGGGCAAGCCACAGCAGTAGCGGACAACCAAGTGGTGGCCCTCGTTCGCACGAGCATCAACCAGGTGGCCAACACCGCCAGCCAACAGGTGTATGAGGCCAACCCAGACATCACCAGCAAGTATCGCTACGTCGCCACGCTTGACACCAGGACCAGCGCGATATGCCGGGCGCTTGATGGGAAGGAGTTCCCATACGGCAAAGGACCGACACCGCCGCAGCATTTCAACTGCCGCAGCACAACAGTGCCGGTGATCGACTACGAGGGCCTTGGGTTCACACCACCACCAGAAGGCACCCGCGCAAGCGCTGGCGGGCAGGTGCCGGCTGACACCACCTACGGCGAGTGGTTAGCTAAGCAGCCGCTGGCGGTCAAGGCAAAGGCCCTCGGCGCTGGCAAGGTGGCCTACTTTGACAAGCTGTCCGAGAAGTACGGCCCTAGCGCAGCGATCACGAAACTCGTCCGCGATGATGGGTCAGAGCTAACCTTAGATCAGTTGCGCGCTAGGTACGGTGCCGTTAAAGAAAGGTAGCTCCCAGAAGACCATCTCGGCCAACATCAAAACCGAGATGAAGGCCGGCAAGCCGCAAAAGCAAGCCATCGCCATTGCCCTCTCCAAAGCCGGCAAAGCCCGTAAACCCAAAGGTAAAAAGTGATGCCTAAGTACACCGGACCAGCCAAGCCTCAAAAGCCCATGCCCAAGAAAGGCGGCAAGAAGAAATGAAACGCGGCGACCGGGTTAGCTGGAACTACCAAGGCACGCGCACCTTTGGCGTGATCACCAGCATTGGCGGCGAGCGGGAGACCATACCAACGCAAGGCGGTGGCAGTGTCACCCGCGTCGGCAGCATGGACGATCCGATCGTGCGGATCAAATCCGAGTCAACCGGCAACGCGGTCATCAAAAAGCGGTCAGAGCTGAAACCTGCACCACGGCGATGATCACCTACCGCGGCGAGCAGTTCGAGGGTTACAACAAACCCAAGCGGACACCAGGGCACCCGACTAAGTCCCATGTGGTGCTCGCCAAGGAAGGTGAGACCGTCAAGCTGATTAGGTTCGGTCAGCAGGGCGTCAGCGGTAGCCCACCGCGTGAAGGCGAATCAGCCGCGGCCAAGGCTAGGCGAGAATCGTTCAAGGCAAGGCACGCCAGTAACATTGCCCGCGGGAAGATGTCCCCGGCTTACTGGGCGGATAAGGTGAAGTGGTAGCTGATTCTTGCTGGTGAATCCAGTCCTTCAGCTCTGACACATACCCCCGCAGCTCATGTGCTTTGGCCGCGTGCCAGCCGTTGCCGGTGCTGCGGTACAGGTGCTCATGGCGGTCGATGGCATTAAGGCACGCCTTGATCAACGGGTTCCACGGTTCACGGATTGGTGTGTCCCATTCCCGTGCCATTGCCGTCTAGCTGATACGATGGCAGCGTACTTAACCCTGCGGGTTATTCATGTCGGATGAAACACAAACCCAGGAGCCTGCGGCGACTGAGGATTTGCAACGAAGCGTTGAAGCATTAGAACGCAAGAACAAAGAACTGATTGCTGAACTACGCGCTGCAAAGAAAGGGCCTGCTGTTCCTGATGGCGTAGATGTCAATGAACTGCTGGAGTTCAAGCGCAACTATGAACAGCAGCAGCTTGAGTCGCAAGGCAAGTATCAAGAGGCGCGACAGGCTCTGGAGCAGCAGTTCCGTGAGGCGACGGCGGAAAAGGACCAGCGCATTGCGTCACTCGAGGCCCGCGTGCGTGAGCTGGAGCTGGTCACACCAGCCGTGACGGCATTGGCTGACATCGTGCACGACCCAGACATGGTGCTCAAGACCAAGCTGAGTGCCGATCAGATCGAACGCGATCCTGATGGCACTGTCGTCGTCGTTGATGGGTACCAGCGCACACCAGTCAGCGAATGGGCCAAGACGTTGCCGGCATGGATGCAAAAGCAACCCAAGCCACAGGGCAGTGGCGCGCCATCTGGTGGTGTCAGCAGCAGCATCCCAACCGGCATGTCAAACCCGTTCAGCCGTGAATCGTTCAACCTGACTGAGCAGGCCAGACTATTCCGCACTGATCGTGATTTGTACGAGCGCATGAAGGCAACCGCTAACCGCTAAGCTGCAATTAACCGGCTGCGCTGGTGATACGGGCTGCGCCCACACCGTAAACCATTTCTGGTGATTCATCATGGCGACTCTTCGCTCTGACATCATCATCCCAGAA